ACGCACACATGGAAATTATCCTGAATGAAAAATCGTCTGCACCGTGGGGCTGTCGCGGAAAGCTGCGCAAAATTTGTGGAGGTTCCTACATCAAAAACCTGAATGTCATCTGTGTAATTTGTGGCGATCACAAGGGTTCCAAAGTTCACGAAATCCCAAAAGTTATCATCACCCATTGTGTAATCGCCACCAGAGGATCGCGTTACATCAACCCATGACGTTCCATCCAGCTTGTAAAGTTTTGTTTTTGTCCCTGCGAAAATGGTGGCATTTCCGGCTGCATCCCTATACGCAAACCCACCCTTGCACATGCTAGCCAAAGCGTCACTGCTTTCTGCCGGGTCTGCGAATGGCTTATAATTCTCACCCTCTGAAACGCAGTTTGTTGCCACAAGTGCGCCGGGGTTCATAAATTCCCCTTGATCTGGCATCCACTCTCCAAAAGGAAACGGGTCTGTCATCCTAACGGTCATTTATCCAATCGCCCCTCTGCGTGCCACCATTCTCGATCCGACTGGAACCTTTCCAACTACATCCTCGTCATTGATCTGTTTCAGGATAGAGACAAGGTTCGCTGCTACATTCTCCAGCTTTTCTTGATCTCCGATTTGGATGAAAGCGGCCTTTAATGCAGAGAAAAGATACACATCAGGGTATTCAGTCAATATATTGTTTGTGTTTGCTGCATCGGAAAGAGCCGTTATTTTCTTGTAATAGTCTAAAGTGAGCGTTTCAACACTTGTCGGGGTCGGTCCAAAGTAAATGCGGCTTCCAATAATTGAATATTCGTATGGTCGGCCTGTATATGCGGCATATTTACGGCGCAGTTCTTTAGGCGGAAGATACGAAATATCTGTCGGTCGCGCGTCAAAATTCAAATCAAGAACGCTTCTAAACCCCGTTGGAAGGGCCACATAATTTTGGCTTGCAGCCAGTGTCAGCGTTGCGGTTTCCTGAAGAAGCCTTATCTTGAGAAGCCTAGAAAGTTCAGCCTCTGCCAAAGCGATATAGTTTTGAACCTGTGCTGGCGTTACCACAAGGTCGCTGGTATCCCGGATCAAATATCTATAAATCTGATCTTGGAGTTCTGCATACGTTGAAATGGCCATTTTAATTTACCCTTTCAATATGATGTTTATCGGATGGATTACTGGCTTCGTTATTGTCCCATTGTTCCATGATCTGATGCGTAAATTCAAATTCTCCCATGTGGACGACATCCTTAGAAACATCGTGGTCGATAAAGATACTAAACCCGTGCTTACGGGCCAGATTGCAGAAATATACATCCTCGCCGATCCCCTGCATCGGGTCTTCCATGAACCACGGCTGCGGGAGTTCTTTCAAAACCGCTGTATTAATCAGCATGACGCCAGTCCCCACGCTCTTGACTTCCTCGACCCCCGTCGATGCCTTTGTCGTGTAGACCATCATGTTATCAAACCCCTTGGCGGTCGGGCAGGGCGGGAGTTCTCGGCGGGCGCCGTTGGCCCCGATGATATTTTTACCGCGCATATACAGCATCATAAAAGTGTGCATAGGGATGCGCATATCGTCATCTAGAAACAGGATGTAATCGCACCCGGCTTCAATCGCACGCTTGCATAGCTTGATGCGGTTCATGGAAAGGGTGGAGCCTTTGGCATTATTAAAGATGATGTCGATCTGCGGCATTTCACTTACCGTTGCCGCCGCCATGGCCGCAAACGACATGCCGAAATCAGACTTCCATACGTCTCGTGATGGTACGGCAAACATAACCTTCGCGCGTCTGTTTTGAAGATCGTCTGGGGAGATCATTGCCATTTTCTAAATCCTCCCCATACCAGTGCGTAGGAAGGAATTATCAGGGTCATTCAGTTTCTTTCGGATAACCTCTCCCATTTCTTTCCCGAAAATGTTCTTGCGTTTTATGCCGCTTTCTTTGGCCCACAACTCAAGAACGACAATCGGGATGCGGGCAACGTGCTTCATATCGCGGCCCTCTGTGTACCCATTCAGAAAATCGCGGTCGTTCTGGTCTCTTTTGTTCGCGTCAAGGATCGGCTCTACATCCTGAAAACGCATAACGTTAAATTTTGTCGGCGATACAATTTCGATCTTTGTGCCGATCATGCCGCTGCGGTCAAGAATGATTTCTGTCATAGGCCAGTCGCTCCTTTTTCTCTCCTTAAAATTCTGCCGTACGCATAAACATACAGCAGAAGTAGAAGGCGAGAAAGAACAGAAAATGGGTGTTCCTTAAGACGATGTAACCAGCTTCGAGTATTCATAGTTTGCCAGCCAGTAGAAGGTTTTGGCCGCTTCACCCGTCACTTTCAGTTCAAGCGTCTGACTGGTCGTGTTTACGTTGAAAGCGACGGAAGGCGAGCCGGAGCTGTCTTCTTTCGATACCAGCGCGCCAGTCGTCGAAATCTGCGTGACGTTTCCACCCGATGCACGTCTGAAAGCTGCCTCGACGTTGAAATAAGCCCCTTCTGCCGCCGTGCTGCGGTTCATCAAGACGGATGCCTTGACCATGATCGCCTCACCTTCAGCGACCGGAATGCTGATAATTGTGGTTGCCGTGGCATCGGTCGTGGCGACCGCCGTTTGGCGTTTAATCAAATTCGTGTTGCTGTAGCCCGTCAGGTTGCGGTCGCGGAAATCAAACACGCCTTGCTTGTCTTCGTTCATCGTGGTGATCGTCACGTCTGTCGGCTGCGTGATCTTCTGGCATGTCGCCGTGCCCGCGCTCTCCGCCGTCATGGCTGTGCCGTCAACATTGATCGAGTATGTCGTGGCCGAAAGAACGGTAATCTTGTGCGCCGTTCTGTTCAGGCTTGTCATCTGCACAAGGTTGTCGTGATAGATGTAATCGCCAGAGCCGTATCCGTGCGAGGTCGATGTGGTAAACACAATAGGGTTCGCGTTCGTCCCGCTGCTGATTGTCTTGGCGGCTGCCGCCACCGCTGCAATCGGGAAGTTAGGATCATCAAGATACACGTTCCGCATCTTGATCGTCTTCGTGCCGCTGGCGTCCGTTCCGAACAGGCCATAGCGCGGATCGAGTTTCGACGTGCCCATGATCCGCACATTGTCCAGAACGACTTCGGCATTAGCGACAAGCGTGCCAAAACGTTTCAGGGCCGCCGTGCTGACTGCGCCCGTGCTGTCAAGAATGCTGCTGTTCCTGAAATCAAGCGTTGTATTTCTCAACACAAGGCGCGCGCCTGTGCCGTTAACCGTGAACAGATAACGGCTCGACGTACCAGAAGCCACGCGGGCGAGATGGGCGAGTACGTTCAAATTGTCGAACACCGCTTCGCCGCAATAGGGTTCAAGTTTCGCAATCCTGCCAACGGCACCGTTGCGGATATAAACAGGGCCGATAATCGCTTTGTGTTCTGTCGTGGATGCAGAATTCCCCTCAAAACCGAACAAGTCTTGATCGGCCTCCCAGATCGGGTTTTCAATGTTGATCTCGTGGCCGACATAAAGATTTTTATCGAACCCGGCATGATCCGATTGCATCCCGTCAAATGTCATCGCCTGAACAACGTTCTTCATCGTCATGCTGTAAATGGCGTCACCATTCCCGCGCATGTTCGACCCTTTGGGTGTAATCAGGCCAGTGTAATATTCAACGTTATCGGCGGAATAAAGATTGTGCCCCACGTTCCCGGCCTGTCCTGTATGGCTGTCATTCGGGTTCCCCTGCGGTACAAGGCTGCGCGACCCACCCGTGATCCGAGCGAATGACATGCCGTTGTTCTTCCAGTCGGAAACTTCAAAGGCCCACCCGCCGGTCGTCCATGTGCCATACCCCGTTCCGTTCACACCGGAGAGTTCCGCATATCCGAACGTGATTTTGTCGGTTGTGCTATCGACAAACACACCGTAACCGCTTGAGTTGATCGGCGTGACCCCGTCCAGCGCGTACAGGTCAAACGTCTTGGCCCCAGAGTTCCAGTTCTTGACCGTGTACCAATTGCCGTTCACCTCGGTCATCCCGACAACGCCGTATATGTACACCTTCCGGTCGTTCG